GGCTACGGCGACGGCCGCTACCCCTACAGTCTGGTGACGCGATGAAATATCCCAAAGGCTACGGCGACGGCTACGGCGACGGCTACGGCTACGGCTCCGGCTACGGCAACGGCGACGGCTACGGCTACGGCGACGGCTCCGGCTACGGCTACGGCTACGGCTACGGCGACGGCGACGGCAACGGCGACGGCGACGGCTACGGCTCCGGCGACGGCTACGGCGACGGCTCCGGCAACGGCTACGGCTACGGCTCCGGCTCCGGCGACGGCTCCGGCTACGGCTACGACCGCTACCCCTACAGCCTGGTGACGCGACCTTGATTGAAGTGCATTTATTTGCTATATTAAATTAACATTAATTACTATTAAATATAATTATGACAACATATTCATTGAGATGTAGGAACAGCAAATGCCGCCACCGTCGCGTAGGAAAAACGCATCCATTCGACTATAAGGTGGTGCCTAAGTGCGAAAGCTGTGGAAAACGTGTCGGTTGGCGCATAGAGAAACGAGATTTTCAGAGAAAGAATCTGTGTTATTGCAGCAGTGTAGTTGGAAGCAACGGAAACTACCCGCACAAAAAAACTCACCCATTTTGCGATCAGCACCCGATGGGTATTGAAAATCAGATGCGTCGCTCTGGTTATTTTGATGAATGTCCATTTTAAGGAAAAGGCAAATGCTTACCAGAGAAGAATTACAAGCCCGAAAAAACGGGGTATTTTCCACTGACGCTGCGGCAGCTCTCGGGATGTCGAAATATGGCTCTCCCGTCTCCGTCTGGATGGAAAAAATAGGGATAGATCACGATATCGATACAGAATCTGAGGAAATTGACGAGAAAAAGCATGAGCAGTCGGAAGAAATGAGCATGGGATTGATCATGCAGCCAGTGATTGGAAGACTCTACGAAGACCGCACAGGAAGTCGTTTACGCAACCTGGACGGCGTAACAATGTTTAGTGATACCGTTAAATTCATGGGGTCACACTTTGATTTTCAGGTTGGAAATGAGCGCAGATTAGTCGAGGCGAAAAATTTCAACGACATCCGAAAGAAGGAATTCGGAGAGCCTGGAACTGATGATGTCCCGATGGACTGTCTAGTTCAATGTCTGCATGAGGGGTTCGTTTTCGGCGCCGACTCGGTGGACCTCGCGGTGCTGTTTGGTGGACAGAAGTTTGAAATCTACACCATACCGGTCAATAAAGAAGCTGTTGATATTCTGATCGAGAAGTTATCGGCATTCTGGCATCTGGTAGAAACGAAAGAGCCGCCAGCTCCACAGACGCAGGAAGACTTGAAGGCATTGTTTAAGCGCGATGACGGGTCTGAGGTAGTCGCCTCACCAGAAGTCGAGCGCGCCTGTATAGCTTTGTCTCAAATAAAAGATGGCATAAAGAAGAATAAGGATTTAGAACAAAACCTGTCTACCTTCATAAAATCAGCTATTGGAGACCATGCTGTTTTACGATCGCAAAGTGGGCTGATCCTTGCAACTTGGAAAAACAGCAAGGAAACGGAGTTTTTTGACAAGAAAGGTTTTAGAGATAAAAACCAGAATTTATACGAATCATTTTGCTCAACAAAACCCGGCAATAGGCCATTTCTTTTGAAGTAGGATATATGATTAAAAATAAAACGCCAGTGCCGCCACGTGGCGGCGGTAGAAAAACAGACTACGAAGAATTGCGCACACTCGCTATTGTCAGCAAAGGGGAGCCTAGCGAATGTGCGGTTTATCCGCTAACAGATGAAGTAAAGGTCCGCTCAGCAGCAAATTACTTGGCTCGCACCAAAGGCTATAAATTCATCACTCGCACAGACAAAGAAGAGTCAACATTTACCATTTGGCGTAAAAAATAGGAGCAAATTGATCATGTCCACAACAGAAGATTTCAAGAGCCGCGCTATCGCAACGACAGAGCCGACTACGTTTCCCCAGATGCTAAAGGCCTTCTTGCCGGAAGTCGAGCGGGCATTGCCCCGTCATCTTAGTGGTGATCGTATGTCGCGTATCGCATTGACCGCATTTCGTCGCACACCAAAGTTAGCGCAGTGTGATCCGCGATCCGTGTTTGCGGCTGTTATTCAAGCTTCACAATTGGGACTGGAGCCGGACACTTTGGGCCGGTCTTACCTGATCCCATACGGCACTGAATGTCAGTTTGTTCCAGGCTGGAAAGGTCTGGTTGATCTGATGAATCGAAGCGGCGCTGGAACCGTCTATACAGGCGTCATTTACAGCGATCAAAAATACACCTATTTAGATGGTTCCAAACGCGAATTGGTGATCCATACAGAAACTGAAATGGATGATCCATCCGAAATTACGCATGCATATGCTATTGGATGGGTAAAAGGTTCGGAAATTCCGATTATCGAGTTGTGGCGCATGGCAAAAATTATCAAACACTTGAATCGATACAACAAGGTCGGTAAAAGGCATTATGCATTTGAGAACATGGAAATGTATGCGCGCAAAGTGCCATTGCTCCAAGTCCTTAAATACATGCCGTGTAGCGCCGAGCTAGTCGCCGCTATGAGCCTTTCAGATGCCGCCGAAGTAGGGTCGCAAGGGCTCAACATCAAAGACGCTGCCGATGGCACTTGGATGGCTCCAGAAGTCATTGAGGGCCAGCAGGACTCAGTAAGGGCGCCACTCGCTTTTGAAGTCGTATTGAAGAAGATCCGTGGAGCTAAGGACGTAGAAATGCTCAAGGTGGAGGGTGAGTTGATTGATGATCTTCCTGCTGGTGATCAGGAAGCGGCGAGAGAAGTCTACATCGAATGTCTGGATATCTTAGGGCGCAAGAAATCGTGAAATACAACAACACGAAAACGGTAGTCGACGGCATCACTTTCGACAGCAAGAAAGAGGCTAAGCGCTACGGCGAGTTAAAGCTACTGGAATCGGCCGGGAAAATATCAGCCCTGAAATTGCAGGTCGTATTTGTACTGTCGCCCTCTGTCGTAATCGCAAAGAGGAAACGCCCCGCTCTGAAATATGTCGCAGATTTTACCTACATCGAAAACGGCAGTCATGTTATAGAAGACTGCAAAGGCATGCTAACACCGGTCTACAGGTTAAAGCGTCATCTCATGTACGCGGCGGGGTTTTCAATATTGGAGACCTGAATCAAGGAGATTTTTAGTGGAAGGAGAATTCAAAACAGATCCATTACCTGATAAGTTCGCCCTTCCGAAGAAATGGGGCGAGTGGGCTTTAACCACCAGGAACGATTGGACTCCAGAGCACGTCAGAGTGTGCGCGAAACGGTTCAAGGAGTATTACACCGACAGAAAGGCGGAGCGTCATGATTGGGAGCTTGTGTGGCGTCAGTGGGTACGCAACCAACGAACTGAGGCGCTTAGAATATCGGACAAGAACGCCTGGTGGAAAAGCGCTAGCGGTATAGATACGAAAGGCCGTGAACTCGGCCTGGATTATGAGGAAGGCGAAAGTTTTCCTTATTTTAAACTCAGGGTATTCAAGGCTGCCGGTGACGGACCTTGGAATAAATAGGATCTCGGCATGAGACATTATCTTTTTATTTTTATGGCCTCAACATTTTTACTCATTTCTGCGATCTTGTTCGTTTGCGTTTTTATCCCGCTGACACTGACGAGACTCGCGATCCGTTTTATCGAATTGGTTTTTGGCGGCATCGTTATGGTATTTGATTGGATGATCGACTCGATAGTATCGATCTACATGCTGCTAGAAGAATTAATATTCTGAATTGGAGGGCATCATGAAAGACAAAGACGTAAGAATAGACGCAACTATTACCCTGAAAGCCGAGGTGAAATCGTGAGCAAGAATCCATTAGAAAGGCCTATCATAGAGGCTCTGCAAAAAAGTGGCGGTCTAACGGTTGTGGATCTATCCCAGATCCTAAAAAGGACTAAAGATGCCATTGCATCCTGTGTTTGCAGACTCTACGATAATGGTGTGATAGACAAGGTAGGGCCGCGTGGATGGCATCAACAGAAACTGTACATTGCTCGATCTGGTAAGGAAGAGTCAAAAAAATATGACTGGATGATAGGATGGGGAAATTCTCCGAGACTCGGATTAGACGGTTTTGAACAACGTCAAAAAATTATCATCCACAAATCTACTTACCGCTACTGATTATTTTTTGCTGGGCGGCGTGCTTTGTGCCAAAAGGATGTTTTTGTCTTCGCTGCCTTTGCTTGAGCCGAAATAGAAGCCAATAACTTGCTCGCACTTGGCAGACAGATAGCCGACCAGCGTTCCTGCCAGAGCGCTATCGACCTTGGCATAACCCAGTAGGGTGCCGCACACCATCGCGATGAAAC